GGCCCGTGCGAGTTGTTAAAACTTTCCCCCGTCGATGTGAATCACTTCTACACTTCATGTCCTCAGTGCAAGTCGTGGGTGGAATACGCTCGGTGGACGCCGCGAATCCCTGCCTACTCCGTTGTCCTCAAGGGCGCCGTGTTTCAGTTGATGCAACCGTCGCCTGTCGATCTGCCGCGTCTCGACTTCGACGATGAGGAATCAATCGCAACTGCGCTCACAATTCGTGCTCCCGTACTCTCGTCGAGGCGCAACGATGTGTAGGGGTGCGTCAGTGGTTCTTGCTTTTGATTTTTCCTGGTCTTCCCCTAAAAGCCCTGTTTTTGATCTGTTCGTGAAACGCCATAAGAGTGAGAAAATGAAATGAGCGAACGATCTGCAATCGAATGGACTGAGGCGACCTGGAATCCGTGGATGGGTTGCACGAAGGTTTCTGCTGGCTGCGACAATTGCTACATGTTCACGGAGCAGCGTCGATACGGCAACGACCCTGAAGTCGTGCGTCGGTCAAAGACGAAGTTCAGCGATCCGCTCAAGTGGAAAGAGCCGAAGCTGATTTTCACCTGCTCATGGAGTGATTGGTTTCACAAGGATGCTGACCCGTGGCGCGATGAGGCGTGGGAGATAATCAAGGCCACGCCGCAGCACACGTATCAGATCCTGACGAAACGCCCCGGCAGAATAAGACGCCATCTCCCCGCTGACTGGGGCGACGGGTATCCGAATGTCTGGATGGGGACATCGGTGGAGAACCAGGAACAGGCGCGTCGTGCGTTCGTGCTTGTGCGAGACATCAAAGCGCGGGTGCTGTTCCTGTCGTGTGAGCCGCTTCTCGGTCCCGTTGACTTGTCGGAAGTCTGGATCAACGAGGACACGAGAGCCAACGTGCTCCCCGCAATCAACTGGATAATCGTCGGCGGTGAAAGCGGTCCCAATGCTCGGCCTATGGAAATCGAATGGGCTGAATCACTGGAACAGCAAGCCTTTGTCCACGGCGTCCCGTTCTTCCTGAAACAGCTCGGCGGCTTCCCCGATAAGCGCGGTCACGAGAAGGCTCTGCTGGATGGGAAGCGCTACACCGAAATGCCTAAGGTGTGCGCGTGACAATTCCCAAGCGGACAGCCGTGAAACGGGTATCTGATAAACGCTTAGCTGCTAATGGTGGGAAGATGTACAGCACAATCACTGGTCCCAAGAAGGCAGTCAAGAAGAGGCCGCGCAAGCCAGGTGTGACGCTTCGGACCTTTGGGACGCCCGAGCGGCGTATGTGGGTTCGGACGCTGCCATGTGCCGTTTGCGGTGTCGTGGGCTATTCGGAAAATGCCCATGTCGCTCCGGCTAGCGAGAAGGGGACGGGGTATCGCGCAGACGCTAAGTGGATAGCGCCCCTCTGCGGTCAGCACCCGATGAACATCCGCCCCGGCAACTACTACGCGGCGGGATGCCACTACCTGTTCGACAACGAGAAAGAAACGTTCACCGTCCGCTTCCCCGACTTCAACGCCGAGAAAGCAGCAGCCCAAACAGAGCAGGCATGCCAGGATCACCTAAAGGAGAAAGGGCTGTGATACGCATGGGTCGGCCAGAGCCGCATCAGATAGCATGGCGCCGGAAATCGGTCAGAGATTTGAATTGGCTGATCGCCGGAAGCTATGCGCTGGCTCTTTTGTTTCTCGCGTTTTGCGTTCTGGAAATCTGCCTCGGGCACTGGTTCGCCTACGTTTGGCTTGTAGTCGAGGGAAGGCACGCCCGGGTCCACAGAGAGCCACCAGGGCCCGACAGATGGAAGAATCGCAGCCGCACCCTCATCGGGATAGCAGAAGCAATGGCCGACCAATGGAGCAACCTCAACCAGCAGCGTGTCGCATGAGATCCCCTCAAACTGGAACTAACCCCGATGTCAGATTCCCCGGCCAATCCTAAAGAAGTAGCCTCAGTAACGCTGAACGGAGCGAGCTTGAATACTGATCGTGAACTGTGGCGGGAGAGGGACGATTACTACGCGCCGAGTCTTCATGTTACGGAGAGCGGGGACATCGGTATCAACGTGGGCGGTCTCGTATTCGTAAAGTCGCTACGGGAATGGCATGCACTGGCCCATCCCTCCACTCCCTCTACCGACACACCGCGAGATGCTGAGAAAATCGCCCAACGCTTCCACGAAGCCTACGAGCGGCTGGCCCCGTCGTTCGGATACAAGACCCGCGAAGCATCAGCGGTGGCGTGGGAGAAAGTGCCTGAGAACAACCGGAAGCTCATGATCGCCGTCTGTGCGGAGCTATTTCCTGCGCCTACCGACACACCGGAACTGGATTTCGGGCGGCAGATAGAGCGTCAGTTGGCGCAACTCCAATCTGAGCGCGACGAGTGGAAGGCCATAGCGGAAACGAACTTCAAAGACTCGCAAGCCGCGAACGACGACGTGGCCTCCCTCCGTGCCGAAGTCGAGCGATTACAGACCCGCATTGATAAGTACGTGGAGGACGAGGGAGCGGCGTGCCCTGAAGATGTGGGGTTTAGGGAGTACATCGACTCGCTTGAAAAACGAGCGTTCCGAAATCTTACGGCAGAGGAAGCGCAACTAATCCTGAAGCTCGCGCTGATGGCCGAAGTCCAAGAATACTCGTTCGAGCAATCACTGGCGCTATCCCATCTCCGTCGTATCTCAGGCTACACCAGCGGGGGAGAAAAATGAACAGAGGCCATTGCCTTGACGCTATCGCTGTGCGATACTTGACAGTATAAATGGTGCAGCGACACGAGATAGGCATTTTCGTTCCTATGTTTACTCCACCGCGAAGAGGCAAGGCTTCTGTGCGGGTGGGTTGGATCACTGACGCGAACGGCTGCGACATATGGCAAGGATCGAGAATCAACGGTTACGCTATGATTACCGTTGCCCGAAAGAGCGCCTACGTCTACCGAGTCCGCTACGAACGTGAGATTGGGCCTATTCCTGAGGGAATGGAACTTGACCATTTTGTCTGTGATAATGGCCCCGGCGGATGTTGCAACCCTCACCATTGCCGACCCGTCACGCGCCGTGAGAATGTTCTAAGAAGCACCGGTTTCGCCTCTACTAATGCCGCAAAGACGCATTGCCCCAAGGGGCATCTGCTCTCTGGTGACAATCTTATCCCGTCCAAGCTCGCAAAGCGTGGGCGTAACTGCCGGATGTGCTACAATGCTCAGAAGCGCGCCTCTTACCATTCTTGCAGCTTGTGACTAATTTTACCTTCGGCCTCGTTGGCCGAGCCCAAAGGCACATCCGCTAATTCCCCGGGCAAGGAGTGAACGCGAAGTACGGACAGGCGTAAGTATCAGGCAGAAAACCGCCGCTGGATTGCCAGACGCCCGAAAAGCGATTCATATGCCCATTAATCGAATGGCCCCGAGCCTTGCTCGTTCCGTAGGGGCGGAAGCGTGGTGAACGAGCACCTTTTTAGGGGAATAGGTTCAATGCACATTCGGCCAGAGGCGCGATGAGTGAAAAGCACAAAGGCGGTCGGCCCCGACAGTTGGATCGGCAGAAAGTGATGCAAGCTGTCTGCGATCGTGTAGCACGAGGTGAGCTCGTCAAATACGCCGCAATCGCAGAAGGCACCACAGCTTACACCATTCGGGAATGGGCTCTGACTAAAGAGTTCGCCCCGCTTTACGCCCGCGCGAGAGACGCACAGGCCCACGCACTGGCCGAGCAAGCTCTTGAAATCGCTGATGGCTCTGATGCGATTACCCAACTCTACGAGGACGCGATCGAGGAGGAAGACGACGCGTTACGGGAATCCGGCAACAAGATGCGCCACCCGATCATTGCAGCGTTGCGGGCTAACTTGTTGAACCGAGACAGGATGCGCATGGACGCTAGAAAGTGGCTAACGTCCAAGATCGCGCCACGGTACTACGGCGATAAGCTGGAACTGGCGGGTCCAGGTGGAGGGCCTGTGGAAGTCCGGGTGCGTATTGAGCGGGAAGGACGACGCATTACTTCGAGTTAGATGCGGATTCAGCGGCGTAATATACGGCTGAGCTACTAGATTGACATCACCGGCGGTGGCTGATGGCGAGCTCGTACTACCTGAGCCCGTAGCCAAGCAACTCAAATGGCTTGATAGCCCCGCTACCCGCAAAGTGCTTCGAGTGGGTCGTCGCGGCATGAAGACCCGCTTCGCCTTCATAGCCTCACTCTTGGGTCACGGCCCCGGCTGGGAAGACGGGACACCACAGATGAAGGGCGTACTTGCGGGCGGTGATGTCGTCTGGATCGCGCAGAACTACCCGAACTTGGCCACGGTTCTTTGGCGCGAGGAGGTCATACCACGGATGGGGCATTTGCCGTGGATCAGCTTAAACGCCCAGCGCCATGATGTTGAGATACCCGGAGTCGGGGCTCTCATGCTCCGAAGTGGCGACCGAGAAGCCATCGACTCTATCCGCGGTATCGGGAAACGGCTATTCGGTGTCATTGTCGATGAAGCGGCATGGCTCGACCTACGGGGTGCGTTGCAAGACGTAATCATCCCGGCCCTGCTCGATAACGATGGCTGGTTAATCATCATGTCCACGACTAACGCTGGACCGGATGGGGGGTATGACGATACCGGGGCACCACAGGTCCCGAGCTACTTCAACCTCCTCTGCAAAGAGATTCAGGCAAAGACTCGTAGTGTGGAGTGGGTGGAGCTCACGGGTACAGCGTTCGACAACCCGACCTTGAGCCCCAAAGCTATCCAGGATCTGATCGACGAGTACCCGCCGGATAGCCCGAAACTGATGCAGGAGGTCTATGCGGCTCTACTCGAAACGGGCGTAGGTCTGGCACTTCCAGGTCTCTCTGAAGCCACGCACATGGTCAAAGCCTTCCAGCCCCCAGACCATTGGCACCGCTGGTATTCGTTCGATTGGGGCTACCACCACCCGTGGGCTTTTGGCTCCTACACGATCGACGAGGACGGACAGGTCTATATGTGCGATGGCGTTACCGGACGAATGGACTTGCCCGAACAGATCGACGAAAAGCTACGGAAAGCTGGTGTCGATCCACGTTATAACGTCTTCGCCGGTCCCGATGTCTGGCGTACTCGGGTGAGTGAGAAGGGGAAGATCATGGGCCAGTTCGAGGGGCCGACTGTGGCTGAGCGATTGCAGCAGTTGGGCTGGAAACTGGTGCCAGCCGCTGATGCGAGAGTGGCAGGCTTGAACAATCTGAGACGCTATACGTTCATTGACCCGGCGAAGCAGAATCGCCCCCGCTTCCTCTGGATGGACACGCCGAACAACAAAGCGGCATTGGCTCAGATCGCACGTATGCCCTTAGATCCCAAGAACCCGGAAGATGCGCTCAAGGTGAACGCCGATGCAGCGGGCAGAGGTGGGGATGATTGGTACGACTCGGATAGGTATGGTTTAATGGCCCGTCCACTGCTATCTTTGGCGCCACCCGCTCAAGATGAGGAAAACAAGAGCATGGGTTTCGATTACTCGAAAAAAGAGCAGCGCAAGCGGGAGACCGGGGAAGAGGCCCTAGCCAAGTTGATCGGGCTCCCGCAGTCGCCACAGGCAGGCCGTTACAGGGTTCCCGTTCGGAGAGGGACATGACACTAAGGTTCCACATGGAAAGACCGGAGATCGCACAGGGCACCGTAGGATCGTTGTCGCCGCTGATCGGTTTGGCCGCAAGTAAGGGGGGATTCCGACAGCCAGCACCCTTTCCCAGCACCGCATCTCTCCATGTGGACCCCTCAACTCTGAGGTGTTCGTGACCACAGGCAACGGCAAGATACTCTCGCTGAGTGAGCAGGGCGGGAAGCTGGACTCTCATGGACGGCGCTTGAAGCACAGCGCAACCATTCAAGAAGTCCACGACATTGCGATCGAGGAGTCTGTCAAAGTCCATGAGTTCTACATGGAACAGATACCCGCTTTTGTTGCGCGTATGATCCAGGATGCGCTCGTTGGCTACGGACTGCTACAGCCATTGCCGGGTACGGATATAGTGCCGGGGGTCAGTGCAGAAGCCGAGGCAACCACGCCCGGCCTCGCACAGGCTAGCGAAGCCATGAAGTCGGTAAGCACAGAAGAACCCACGGAGCCCGCATCGTGAATTACAAACGGAAGCGTCCCAAGTCTCAGCGCGCTGGCTGTCTCATGTGCAAGTGGTGGAAGCATGAGCGTGAACGTGGCGGGAAGAACGCTAAGACGCTTGCCGAGAAGCGAGCGGAATTAAAGCAGGCCGACTCATGAGGCGCCGCAACTTTTTGGCGGCGTTGGTGGCGCTGCCTTTTGCTAGTAAGGTGCTGGAGAGTTCGGCTGTACGTCACTCAGAGAAGGGGGTGCGGATACCACTAAATGTCACTACGGCCTACAGCGGGAGTTGGACGGTGGTCACGCTCACGCTTCCTGATGGCGGGCGCGAGTCAACGCTTACCCTGTCGCAGTCATGAGGCTCCCGTGGGTCTCTCGCGCCATGTACGACGAGGTGAGGCGTGACTATGACGATACGTCGGCTGTGCAGGGTCGGCTTCTTGGCATCTCTGAACGGCGGTACGATACCCTGCTCGAAAAGTTTACCATGCTCCGAATGCAGGGCGCAGCCATCTCCGTGCCCGAAGCCGTTCCCCAATATGCTCCGGCTTCAAAGCCTCAAGCGATTGACCCCGAAGAGGAGGAGTTAAAGGCTTTAGTCGCGGATCAGGCTGGCCCAGACTTACGCAAGCGGGCAATCATGCTCAGGCAGTTGAAGCGGGACCGACTGGATGGTGTCGCAGTCGAAGAGATACGGCGTCAGATTGAGAACGGCATCCAAGCCGAAGGCGTACTCTCGTGAAGATTTCTGAGGTGGATGGGAAGATGCGCGTTTGCCTACGCCCCGATATTTACGAGGGCTACGCGCCCTACCCATGGATGCGTCGTGAGTTCGGCACGCTGACGAGCGGGCGAGTTCTGTCTTCGGGGCCGCCATATGAGGAGGGGCTATTCGTTCGCGTCAAGTGGGACGGATTCCCAACCCCAGAGAGTTGGCATCTTGAAGATTTAGTTCCCGCTCTATCACAACAGGCCGGGTCTCGAAAGGCTAACTGACAAGTCCCTCCAAGCCGCCGGGCACTCAACTACTTACGGGCTTACCCCAAGCCTTAGCATCGCTACCGATAGACTCAAAGCTCAAAGCCACCTCAGGCGATCGTGGCGAGAATGTCGGGCCTACCAACGGCACGCTCCAAACCCAGATTGGCTCAGCCTACACGAACGGCACAGAGCCACAGGGCCAGCCCGACCAATACGCGGGCATGGGGCCGTGGCTCGAAGACGACGATAAAACGGTCTTTGACTCCGTTCACGCGATGATTCTGCGGACAGAGATTCCCGCGCTGAGTCAGCTTGCTCAGGATACCCATTGGACCTATGTAAAACTCAACTATCCGTGGAGCACGCTGACCAAGAACCCGGATGGTCGCTATACCCAATCACTTCCCTACGGGACCGCAGGTACTACGATCCAAGCCGTCCCCAACAAAGCGTGGGACCTAATCAACAAGACGACCGAAGCGTTACTGGTTGACTTCCCGCAGATCGAGGCCGAGCCGGGGGATGATGGTGAGAGAGCTACTGCGGCATCCGACTACATCACCCGATTCCTCAAGCAGAACGCGTCCGAGCAGGGCACCAACGACGTAGTACTCTGGAACGATCGGGTTGCCCGTAGCTTGACCTGTGCGTCGAGTTTCCTGGAGTGCTGGACTGATCCTACCGGCGGTGGTTATATCCCGCTCCAAATCCCGGCACACCCGCAAGCCGTTTCGCCCATGCAGCCCATGATCGGGCCAGACGGGATGCCAACGGTCTCCCCCGTTTTGCGTTACGTCACGAGCGTTGGGCCGGACGGACAACCAACTCCAGAGAGCCAATTCACTGAAGACGCGACCAAAGCCGCTCCCCAGTGGCAGCCCAAGCTCATGGCTCAGAAGTGGCAAAACGAGCACATCCGTATCTACCCAGAATCGAAGACACTGGATCAGGCTGAGAAGGTCATCATCCTGGGTTACTGCACGTTGGGCGAAGCGAAACGCAGATGGCCACAAGTAGCTGAGATGTCGGACGACGAACTCTCCAAACTCTCAGACTGGACCCCTCCTCGATACCCCGCACTTCTCCCGTTCTATTTAAGAGCTCGGTGGAAGCTGACCGATGGCCGGGACAAGGTGAAGCAAGGCTCGTCGGATGAGCGGGTCATGTTCTACTATCACCCGTTCATCAAAGCCTGTCCCGACTACAAGAAGGGCGCTGATATAGTCGTAACGGGCGCTTTTCAAGGAAAGGTCATCGACAAGGGCTTTTTGTCCACGGAAGTCGAAGTACCGGCTGACCCGACGACCGACCAAGGCCAGCCAACGGGCGAGACAAAGAACCAGAAAGAAACGCGCTGCATGGAAATCCCGGTCGTCCAGATCACGCCAAGAGGTGATCCCGACGAGCAGTCACCACGGGGCCGAGCGTATATCGAGCTATTCGCAGGTGCGGTCGAGAGTAACGCGCATTTGGCATTGAGTGCCGCCGAAGTCATCGACAAGAACCTCCATCTCGAAGGCTACAGCGCGAGTACATCACCTGTCTCGGGCCAGCAGCGCGAAGATTCACGAGCCACGGGTGATCTAATCCCATTGGTACGCGCTGAGGATAAGCCTACGTGGGGTGAGCCCGTCCAATTCGAGGCCAATTTCTTCCGGCTCTACGAGCTGAGTGATGAAGCAATCAATTCTATCTCCTCATCCGAACGCGCCGCAACGGGACAGGACAACGCTCAGGAGCGAAGCGGGAAGGCCATAGCTCTAGCGACCTCCAATAATAACGTCTCGCTGGGCGGGATGAACAACGCGATAAACAACGCGTATTGCCGTTGGGCGCGTATCAAGGTCGAACAGGCGATGAGTAAGTTTACGACCGCACAACAAGTGAATTACGTCGGGGATGACGGGATATTCAAGCAGCAGGACGTGACGAGCGTTGACTTCGCGCTCGTGGGCAAGATGACGATAAAGACCGGAACTGGGACAGTTACATCCCCTCAGCAAAAGTTGCAGGATTTGGCAGGCTTGACTCAGGGTGGGATGCTCAGCCAAGACGAAGCGGCAGAGGCCGCTAGACCAGCGTTCTCGCAACGGCTTGGCCTCCCTGCGAGTGCCCACGAACAGCGTATCGAGCGACAGATAACGGCATTCTTGAAGGGTGTACCAAGCCCGGACTGGATCACGCAATGGCAACAGTACACGGCGGCCAAACAAGCCTACGACGCGCAGCAGCAACAGATTGCCGCGGAACAGCAACAGGCCGCACTCGCCGCTCCCGGACAGCAGGTCGCAGCACAGACCGCACAGCAGGAAGCGGCCAAGGCTCAGGAAACGGAAGCAGCACGGCAGCACGCCTTAGAGTTGGAGCGCGTGAAAGCGGAACTCGCGGGATCGCTGGAAGATCGGAAGGCCCAGCACGCTCTGGCGATGAAGCCGCCTGAGAAGCCACCAGAGGCGCCAAGAGAAGTGCCCCCGCCGGTGGTGCATGTGCATCCTGAGCCGCGGAAGAAGGTTACGACGATCAAAAAGATTTCTGATGGCATATTTCGAGCCGAAACGGAGACCGAGTAAATGGCTACAACTTTCAAATGGCTTGCCGAAACTGATCGGGGTACGGTACTTACTACCGAGTTGAATGCGCTGGCAAACGGCGCGTTTTCGGCTGTCGGTCCCGCTTACGATAACACCACCAACCTCGACGAATGGGGTGCGTGCGATATTGTGCTGGCGTCGTTAACTC